GGCGTTGGATGAAGTGAAAGAGCTTGGAAAAAGCTGTGACGAAATCGTATATATTGAAAATGATATGTATGACGGGTGGTACGAGCCGAAGACACATGAAGGAATCAACTATTCATACATTCAGTTTTATGCTCCGGGGGAAGAAGGAGATCGCAGTCTACCAGAGCAAACATACGGAACGGACTGGCGCTGCTGGAAGTATAAGCCGACAGAGGAAGAAAGAAGCGGAACGCCATGGAAGAAGTGAGAGAACTAGCGCGTAAATGGCCGTAGGATGCGAATAAACATAAAACGCGGTAAAAATATCATCCGCTGGAAAAAGACCTGTCAGAAGGGAAAATAGACGTAAAGGAGGGCAATATGGCAAGAACAAAGAAGGATGCAGAAAGAGAGGTTTGGTTCAAGGAACCAAACAAAGAAACAAAACCTTTCACAAGCATGAAAAATGTTCCGCCTCAATGTCAAGCAGAAAAAATCATCATGAGCAGTGATGAGAATAGACATTACATGGCAGGTGTGCTTCAAAGGGTTTCAGGGTTCATGAGAATGAAAAAAGTGAACTCCAATAAAGAACTGATGGAAAGAATTGACGACTATTTTCGGTACTGTATTGACGAAGAAGTCCCGCCGACGTGGGAAGGACTTGGGCTATACTGCGGATATTCGCGGAAAACGCTGCACCAGTGGTCTACGGGGGCGGTGAAGGGATTTCAGGACACGGAATCAGGTTTCACTACGCAGGACATCGCCCAAAAGGCTAGAGAGATTCTTGCAACTTTGGACGCGACTTTGGTCACAACTGGCAAGATTCCGGCCATTCCGTATATCTTTCGTGGATGTAATTACTATGGCTTGGTCAATAAGCAGACTGTTGACATCGGCACGAACACCGAAAGCGATCACCCGGCAATGAGCCGCGAGGAGATTATAAAGCAGCTCGGCGTTGGCGGAGACGATGACGACGTGCATGTTGAATGATAAGTTTTCAAACTCCTCCAGCCATTTTCCGAAATCAGAATTTTCAGAAAAATTTTAGGAATCAAAAAATCGGCCTCCGAAAAAGTTGAGGTCGATTTTTTCTTGATATTTTTGAGAAAACAAGCGGTAACTCGCAGAAACCGGAATCGTTCTACGGCGGTTCTGTGCCGTCTGTGGGCGCTTCTGCCTGCTGGACGGTATGGTTTGAAGGGTGGGAAAAAGGCAGGCTGGAAAGGCCGTTAGTCTGTCTCTACGCTGGACGGCATATCCCAGCGAATAGAGCCTATCACGCGGGCGCGCGCTTCTCTGTTCGTGATCTCCCCGGATTTAACGGCTTCCTCCAGCTCGTCATACAGAGGGGAAACCAGATAGGACAGGCGGAAGCGGTCGCCGGTGCCCTCGTGATAGGCTGAAACGATGTAGTACATGTTGACAACGCATTGTAACAAGTACGCAGATTTGAACAGAAACAAGGAAAGAGGGTAAAAAGGGCTTTAGAAGAGCGCTGGGGAGCGTTCCGATCTCTGCGGTTATAGTGTATGCGTTTGTGTGATGCGTTATGCATGATATCAAAAACTTTTTTCAAATTCCCTAGCCAATTTTGCGAAACCAAAATTTTCAGAAAAAATCTGAAAGCAAATTTTTCGCGCTCAAAAAAGGTACAGGGGTGCTTTTGAACGGGATTTTGTAGAATTGCCCCGCTAACTTGCCATATTACACGCGAAATGTGCGTGTATTCTGGCGGAAGTAGTCAGCTGGCAGACCGCCGCGGGATGAATACCCCTGCCGGGTATGCCGATGAAGGGAACCCGGACAAGGGGAAACACCGCAAACAGGCAGGCGCAAGGGTCAGCGGTGGAAGGCAAGCACGCGCCCGGATGGCTGCGGGGTAGCCTGTCGCGTGGGCAGATGGGGCGCGGAAGCGCCGAGGATGTCCAGCAGCAGCCCGGCTATACTGTCGGCGGCGGCGTCCACTTGCTTATACGTGCGGGAGGTCTTGCAGACGGCAAAGGACAGGACGCGCCCGGCGGCTTCCGTGCTCGCTTGCTCGGCGGGCGCGGTGAAGGCGGGGCCGTATGCCTCCAGCATCTCGGCTAGATTGCCATCATAGTGCCGGATAGCCTCGATCAGTCCGCCGATACCGTCGCCGATGTCGTAGCGGTCGGCAAAAGCCAGCGGCTCGCCGTCCTTGGTGTAGTGGACGACAATCGCCGTCTTATCATACCCACGCAACCCATCATCCACGCGGCGCGCGTGCTGCACCTCGTCAAGATGGGATAGCACCAGATCAGCGGCGGCGACGGAAAGCGTCAAGCCCTCATCAATGCCGGGATGCTCGCTCCATCTGATGACGACATAGGGCGCGCCGTCCTTGAGCGGATAAGCCGCGGCGGCTGCGGCGATGGTCTCGCGCGCGTCCTGCTCTTTTTGCCGCTCCACCTCGGCACGGTGCTCCCACTCTTCACGGCGGGCGCGTTCTTCCGCTT